TCCAGCTCAAATCCCATGGCCACGAATTGCACGCGCTCGCCGGCTTGCAGCGGGGCTTGCGATTCCAACCGGGCCCACAGATCACTGGTGTCGCGCACCACGCGGATGGCGACCGGCTGACCAGCCTCATCGACAAAGGCCGGATGGCGCAACTCCAGGGTGTGCAAGATGATCTGCTGCGACGGGGCGCTGGCGTAGGCCTCTTTGATGGCTTCTGATAAAGCAGCGTTGGGCATCAGAGATCACCGCTCAGAGGATGACGGGGTAAGGCACGTAGCTGGTTTCGCTGTCGTCCTCGGGTAACTGCGCTTCTCCGGCATAGCCGCTGGCCAGCACCTGACCATCGTCGAGCAGAAACACCAAGCCTTGCTCGGAGCTCGACCCGTAGGACGAGAGGTCCACCACACGACGCTGCGCAATGCGCACCAGTTCCACACTGCTGCGGTTGGTGGCGTCGCCCAGTCCGAGTGCTCCGTTGCCGTTGTAACCCCAGGCGTAGACGGTGCCGTTTTCCAGTAAGGCGGCGCCATAGTTGTAGGAACCGGTACCGCCATGCACGGCCTTGACCACGGCATTGCCCACCGGCACTTGCACAAAGTTGCCGCTGTTGCTGCCGTTGGCGTTGCCCCAGTACGCACCGGCACCGCAGGCCCACAGGGTCTTGTCGGTTTTCTTGAGGTAGGTGAGCGGATAGTCGTAGCTGCCGGCGTAGACATCGACCACGTTGGTGGCTACCTGTACCGGGGTGAACTGGTTGGCAAGATTCCCATTGCCCAGTTGCCCGTAGTCGTTGGTGCCCCAGGCGTGCAATGCCCCCGTGCTGTCCAACGCAAAGGCGTGCACGTAAGCCCCGAACACCTTGACCATGGTTTTGCCGGCTAGGCTGCCGCCCGCACGCGGCATGGCAACGTTGGCCTGATTGGTGGTGCCGTCGCCCAGCTGGCCGTTGGCGTTGTAACCCCACGAGTACAGGGTGCCGTCGTTCTTGACGGCGTAGTAAGCCGTATAGCGCTCACGCCCCGCAGCGATCTGGGTGATGCCTGAGAGCACCGGCAACTGCACAAAGTTGTTGCGCTGGGTCACATCACCCAAGCCCAGCTGGCCATGGGCGTTGTAGCCGCAGGCGTGCACGGTGCCATCGCTGCACAGCACCAGGGTGCTGTTGAACCCCTCGACGCCACAGTTTTGTGCGACCTGCACCACGGTTTTGCCAGCGATCGAGTTGCTGGCATTGGCGCTCATGTTGTATGGCACCGGCTGGTTGGCCGTGTTGCCGGTACCGAGCTGGCCATAGCCATTGAACCCCCAACCCCAGAGCTGACCGTTCTTGTCGATGCAGTAGCCGTTGGTGTCGTGGCTGTAATAGAGCTTGTCTGCCCCTGGGAAACCCGGTGGGAACGCCGTGCGTGCCGGGTAGGAGCGCGCGAAGGTGGTGCCGTCCCCCAGCTTGAAGTTGGCGTTGCGCCCCCAGGCCCGGATGCTGCCATCGGTCATGATCAGACCGAACTGGCGGTAACTGTTGGGTTGCGTGTTGGTGGCGTTTTCTGGCAGTTTCAGCGCCTTGGTGCCTGAGCGCACATCAGGCGTTGCCCAGACCGGCACACCCTGCGCGCCGATGGTGAGCACCTGCCCGGATTGACCTGCGGGCAAGGCGACCAGCTGGTTGCCATCGAAGTAGATGACCTCGCCCGGCAGGTTCGAGACCCCTTGCGTGCCCTGGGCAAACAGATCCCAAGCTGGGGAATTGGCGTGCGGCGCCACGCCCGTGGTGGCGTCCGCGAGACACACAAAGCTGTCGCCGTGGTGGCCGACCACGTCCTGGCGGGCGTAGGTGGCGCTGGCGTCATACGCGCCGCGCCAGGTAAAGGCAATCTTGCCCAGAGAAACGGTTCCCATGAACAGTCCTTGAAGAGTGGAGATTGAAATCGGTGGGATTCAGAACAGGATGGGCGACGGCGCGTAGCGGTGGTCGTGGTCGTCATCGCCCGTTTGCGCATAGCTGCCGTTGCCAGTGCTCATCACCTGACCATCGACCGTGAGGAAGTGGTAGGCGCCGTTGTGGTACTCGCCACCCTCGCCGCAGCCCATCGTCCCGGAGCGGGAGAAATCGACGATGGGCCGGTCGATGAGCACGAAGCGCGAGGGGGCGTTGGACGTGTCGGCATACCCATGGCCGCACTGCCCCGTTGCCCCCATGCCCCAGCCCACCGCCTTGCCGTCAGATCGGAGCGCCATGGCAGACGACCCGTAGCTGCTGCCGTACACCCGCAGCTTGGTGACTTGGGTCAAGAAGTCGCCACCGATGGTGGCCCAGGTGGTGCGGTCACTGCCGCCGCCAATGCTGTAGCCGTTGTACCCGGTGTGGCGCACCGTGCCGTCTTGCATGAGCGCGAGCGTCCTGCCATAACCGCCGGAGATGGCGTAGGCGTCGGCCACGCCGTCGAGCACCTTGTACGGGAACAGCGCGTGTCCGGTCCAGATATCGCCTGTGAAACCCGTGCCCCAACTGCCCCCGATTTGACCGCTGTCATGCCCCCAGCGGTAGAGTGATCCGTCTTCGAGCACCACGCCGTAGGCGCGGTAGTACTGGGCGCCCGCGACCCAATGCCCGTCGGACTCGGAGCAGAAGACTTTTTTGACGCGCTTGTCGTTGCCCCAGGGCATGAGGAGGCGGTGGACGGATTGGTCGCTGCCAAAGCCACAGGCGTTCGCCTCGCCGGCCACCCACAACTTACCCTGGGTGTCCACCAGGTAGCTCGCAGCATGAAAGCCGCCCGACAGAAAGACCTCGCGGATCGGGGTGTCGAGCGTAAACGGCACGAGCGTGGGCGTAGAGACGGTGGTGCTGTGCCCGAGTCCCAGGCTGCCATAGCGGTTGTTGCCCCAGACATAGACGCGTCCAGCGTCATCCAGGCAAGCGAACATGCGATAGCCGTACCAGTCGTGGCCGGTGAAGACCCGCTTGACCACGGCAGCAGCAGGCAACTGGCCGACCCCATTGACGCGTCGAGGCACCGGATTGGCGGTGGCCGTGGGCGAGCCCCCGTCGCTGTTGGCCCCGGCGTGCCACAAGCCGCCACTGGCATCGATAAAGAAAGTCTCGTCCCACATGCAGGTGATGGACGTGATGCGAGGCGTGCCGGGTGGAAATGCCACCCGCGCGGGGAAGGTGCGACTGATGTCACCGGTGTTGCCGGTGCCCTGCTGGCCGGTGAGCGCCCGACCCCAGGCACGCACCGAGCCGTCGTTCATGAGCGCGGCCATGAAGAAGTTGGCGCTGTGGTAGTCGGCCGCCGCGCGGTCGGTGTTCATCAGCGCCGTGGCCACCGTGCCGTTGCGATCGGCCATGAAGCGGAATTCCACACCGTCCACCCCATTGGCGCCATTCGCGTGCAGCACCATGCTGCCGATGCCACCCACCGACACCCCTCCGGTGAGCAAGTGGCCTTTGAGGGTTGCATCCTGCTGGCCCAGCGCAAAGGGCTGCGGCTGGCCGTGGCGCATCACCCAGGCGCCACCTTCCTTGAAGACCACATCCCCATCCCGATAGCCCAGGTAGGGCGAGTAGAGGCCGCACCAGCGGTAGCCCAGCGCCGATATATCCAGGTTCACAGTTGCACCTCCAGGGCGTTTTGATGGAGGGCAAAGGTCACCCCTTCGGCCAGAGTCCAAGCCAGGAAGTCTTGCGCATTGAAGTTGGCATCTCGTCCCTCCGTCACCAGCAGTTCAGATCCGTCGCTGGAAAGCGCGAAACCATAGAAGCGAGGCAAAGCCGCGGTGTGGACCAGCTCGTAGCCGGATTCATCGACCTTGACCTTCAGCAGCATCCCGCGTGCGCCAATCAAGGAGTCCGGCAGTCCCACTGCGAGCACCCGGGCGATGACCTGCTGCAGCACGGCTTCAGCGTCCACCAGGATCTGGTTGCCGCTGGACTGCACCTGGTTGAGCACGGCAGTGGTGTCCGCCACGCCTTGGTCGGCCGAGGCTTGGGCACGGTCGGCTTCGCTGGCGGCGAGTTCGGCCGATGTGAGCGCGTCTTGCGCGGCGGCCTGGCTCTGGGCCAGCAGGCCGTCGGCGGCCAGGTTGATGCGGGCATCGGTGTCCGCCAGCAGCTTGGCCACCGTCGCAACCGCACCACCCTCGGTGGTCACGGTCTGCGCGGTGGTGCCGTGCACGATGGTGTGCAACAAGGCACTGTCGGCCGTGACCTGCGCGACCGCTTGATGCAGATCGGTTTGCAGACTCATAGAAGTTGTTCCGTGTATGCGATGAATGGATGAATCAGGTTTTGCTAAGCCGGCCAGCGAACTGGCAAGGTGCCGTGCACCAGTTGGTGCAGCTCGCTGCCCATGGCAAAGAGGTCGGCGGCGGAGAGCTCCAGCATCAGGTTGAGCGCGCCCTCGTCGAGCGTGGGTCGCTCGCGGATTTCCAGCTCGCCCTTGACGTCCCAGCGCCGGGCAGAACGCAGCTGGGCTTCAAACTGGCGGGTGAAACGGGCTTCGTGCGGCAAAAGGCCCAGGCCGCCAAGCAAAGTGATTTCGAACCACTGCCCACCCTCATCGGCGTGGTACTTGTACCAAGCCTCGAACAGGGCAAACTCGAACTCGCTGAACAGCCAGCGCACGGTGATGCGCGTGGGCGTTTGCCGAAAGCGGCGACGCTGGCGCGCCGGGCCCGATTCCATGTCGGTGCGCAGTACGGCTTCTTGCGGCGTGAGGCCATAGCCTTCGACAGAAGGCAGCGGTAGCGTGTTGGGCCAAGTGATGTTCATCCACACCTCCTCATCGCATGGCTCCTGCAGCCGGGTTCAGCCCGTAGCGGCGCTCCAGCGTCGGCGCCAGGCCGGACCCCTGCGAGATCGACCGGGCCATGCGCGCTTCCATTTGCTCGACGATGACATCGAGCCGCGTGCTGCCATCGGGCTGCTGTTGCTGCTCGACGCGGGTTTCAACCCCACTGGCGCGGTTGATCACGTTCACTTCCACATTCACCTGGGGTTTGGTGGCAACTGCCCCACCCAGTGCCCGCAATTGCCCCGGCGTGAACACCGCCTCCCCCTGGCGCGCGATGATCGGCACTTCGCCCGAGACCAGCCCGCCGGTGTGGAAGCGGCGCGCACCGGCAAACAGGGTGGCACTGACCTGACGCGATGGCAGGCCATCGGCACCCAAGAGACCCCCGCTGTGCGCGATATTGGCGTTCACGCCCATCAGGTCACCGGAGCCCAAAGGCAGCGCGGCACTGGCCGCCGGCGCAAACAGGCTCATCGCAAAGTTCGCCAATGGCAAAGTGATGGCACGCTGGATCTGGATGCGGATCAGGTCGCTGATGATGGAGTTGGCCAGGCTGTTGAAGTCCAGCTTGCCGGTCATCACAAACTGGGTGAGCGCGTCCTCCATGGACTTGAAGGCCCCGGTCACTGCGCGCTCGGCCTGCTTGGCGGCATTCGTCGCATCCTCGATATAGGTGCGCAAGGCCGCCTTGGCCCCGAACTCGGTGCTGCGCTGGTACTCGGCGTTGGCCCGAATGAGGTTCTCCACAATGGGCAGCTGACGCGCCAGGGCGTCGTTGATGGCCTCGATGGTCTGGGCACGCAGATCGGCGTCCTGGATCTGACTGGCTTCCTTGCGCGCGGCGGTGGCGGACTTTTCCAGTTCGTTGCGGGCTTGCAGGACGGCACGCTCGCTCGCCGACAGATCCAGCATCTCGCGCTGCAGCTGCAAGGCCTCGATGCGCTGACGGTTGCCGCCAATCAGCCCTTCGGTGATCTTGCGGGCGGCCGCTTCTTCTTTTTCGTAGGCATCGAAGGCCTGGTTG